TTCCTTGATGTCAAGCTCGCGTTGCTTGCGGACATTCTCGAGTTGAACCTTGAGGCGGTCGATGTCGGATTGAACCTGCTCGATACTGATGTGACCTTGGACCTTGGACTGCGAAGTCTGAGCAACACTTTCTTGCACAGCGACCTTGCGTTCCTCGATCTCCAATTCCTTCATCTTGATCGGATCAGGCTGCGGCGGCGGGAGGGTCTTCGGATCCGTGAGGACCAGTTCGACCTGCTTGATACCCATCTTCTCGACGTACATCCGTGCGAGGTTGTATCGGTTCTGTTCACCAAACATGCGAGCATTGTTCGGATCCTGTCCGAGGACCTGACCGATACCTAGGATCTTCTGGGCTTCCTTCTGCTGCTCATTGGCCCCAAGGTGAAGCTCGATGGTGCAAGTGACTTCCTCGGTCCACTCCTCAACAGAGACAGGGACGAAGTTGCCAGCGACACGGATCACCTTCTGTTGCTTCTCGTTCTGGATGACCAGACGGTAGACCTCGAGGTACAGAGGCTTGATGAACTGGTTGGCGAAGTTACGGGCCATGATCTTCTCGCGTTGCTGCGAGAGGGACACGAGACCTTCGACCATTCCCTGTGCGTTCTGCTTTGACAGGGCATCCTTATTGAGACCTTGGGACAGCTTCGAGACACCAGTGACCTCTTCCTTCTCCTCATCGAGAAGCTGGAGCGTCTGGAACACGAAGGGGTTCAGCCCAGGCTGCGGGAGCGGGATCAGGCCATCAGGACGGGTAACGTTGACCAGACCACCAATGCGGTTCTCTAGGAGTTCCTTGGGGTTCGTCAGGGCACCCTTAACCACCATCATGCGGGGGTTATTGGTGATGACCGTGTGGTCCAGAATGCCTCGAGTCAGCACAGTCCGTGCGTTCTGCGTGGGGATCACTCGGGCCGCATAGTTCGAACCATAGAATGCATGGGGAACCGGAGTCGGACAGAAGTGCAGGAACGGCTTCTTCTCTACCTGTTCCTTGTCGAGGATCACCGAACCAGCCGAGGTAACCTTCCAGAGCTTCGTGATGCCCGTACCGTTCATGTCGAGGTACAGGTAGCTCTCGTGAACAAGGACACCCTCGGAAGCCTCTTGCAACTCTGAGTCACTCTCGTCAAGCAAGGACGCGCCGATGTCTTGGAACCGCGTGATCTTCTCGGGGTCCATGTTCAAGGTATCGTCCGAACCTTCACCGCTAATCTCAGCGATCTTCTTCGGGTCGTAGCCTGCTTTCTTCAGGTCCGACTTGGTCTTACGGGTTCTATGGGATACGAACTCAGCGTCCTCAATCGAGGAAGCCGTGGAGGTGATCAGGAACTCTTCGGGAGGGATATTGACGATCTTGACCTGTGAGCGGTCCACCTTGCGGGTGAGCGTGCCTTCACAGAGGCCTGTCTCTTCGTCGTGCTCGATCTCGATCTTAACTACGTCAGGCTGCTCCGCGAGGAGGTCCGCCTGTTCGATAGGGATATCTTCGAACGTCTCTTCTGCTTCCTCTTCACACTCTTCCCAGTAGATCTTAACGATCCCTACGCGGGCGATAAGACCATCGTGGATCAGTTGGGAGAAGATGTTGTAGGAGTCGTTCTGGCGATGGACAACGTAGTCCGCGTACTCAGTCGCAATCTTCATCGCATCGACATCATTAGCCGTCTGCGGATCGAAGGAGGCGATCTTGTTACCTGCGGAGAAGGTCTCGAGCAGGACAGCCTTGAGGGACTCTACGGCATCGAATACGTCCATCGACACGTACTTACTATTACCTGAGTGCGAGGGCGCAGGCTTAGTCCCCTGGTAATAATCAAGCACGTTCTGGCGTTCGTCAGAGAGCTTGGAGTCGTAATAGACGGACGAGGTTTTAATCTGGCGCTCGACAAGGACTGCCAACTCTTCCTTCGATACCGGCTTGAACTTGTCAGCTTTAGCCATTGTTTAAGTTACTCGTGTGTTGTGTTGTGCAGCCGCTAACGTACTTTGCGACAGCTAAGAAGACCTCGGGGTCTGTGATGTCTTGTTTGATGATGTTGGCCTTGGTGCATATCCAACACAGGTTTCCGCGTGTGTAGCCTTTCTCCGGAACATACCTGTCAACTGAGGGGCTGTTCGCCCGCTCTTCGCCGCCAAATATCATTGGGATCTTAAGGATGGGGCATAACCCGTCTGAGGGGTACACGGATAGGAGGTAGTCCACGTCAATATCGAAGGGAACCGAGGCATCTAATGCCCTCTTCTTAGCGTTGCGCCAAGCGGTGTCCACACGGGTCCGCATCCAAGCAGCGGGACTGACCCATTGCTCCCTTGCGGACCCGTCGAGTTTGTTCCCTTTCGCGTACTTCAGAAACCGAAAGCCATCGTCGCGGGTATCCCCATACTTACGCTGTTTCAAAATTAGATCATCTCAAAGTAGAAGTCATCCGTAACCGTTATAGGGACGTAGTGGCCTTCGTGAATAAAGTTAGCAATGGCTAGGCTCATAACGCAGTCGTCAAAGCATCCCGCCTCTGCCTCCATCTTTCCATCGTCAGTGACCACATAGGTCTGACACTCTCTTAAGGTGAGCTTGTCATTCACTGTGACCTCTTTCTCACGGAAGGCCGCCCGCAACTTATCAATGATGAGGGGCTTAGTCTTTACCGTCGTCCTGAAACCGTACGTGATGGTTTCCTGCTCAGTCTGTTTATCGACAGCGGTTTCAAAGTACATCGCAGGGTACGCGAGGTCCTTTCCTAGCCGGGTCGCGGTCAAGATCCCGTGGTTATTATTTTCTACCGCTATCTTTGCTGTGTTGAAGAAGTACCCAAGCTTCTCAAGGACCGTAGCGAAGTAGTCAGGATGTACTTGGGACCTATAGACCCCCACCTGCCTCTTCTTGGAGTCTAGGATCTGAGCTACAGACCAGTCCCCTCCGCGTACCCCCATAGCCACGTCAGCGCCTATGTAGTAGGTTTCTCCTGGATCCACATGGTGGTAGAGAATCAAGGAACCCCGAGGCTGTTCCTCGAAGTCCTCATTGATCAGTTCCAACCTGGACACAATATCCGGAGCCTGTTCGATAAGACTCTGAAGCTGCTGAGGATGAAACACAGGGCGCCCGGAGGTCAGGAAAGCTTCGTCGGCGTGGCAGGGGTACTCTTGGTTGAAGAGTTCAATGCCGTTGAGGGCTATCTTCCTACGGCGAAACATCAGTTGCTCGTCATCCAAGGCGTACTTCTTGACTAACGCGTCTTCCTCTGGGGTCCTTTCGAATCCCTCGGGTACCGGCATGCGGTACTCAAGTTGCACGAACCAGGGTATGAACACCGCTTCGTATTCGTTGGTGCCATTTACCGCGTTGGTCCATATCTCATGAAAAGGGTTTCCAATGCCATTCGCGGTTGACTCAATGAATACAAAGGTTCCCTTAGCATTGGGGATCGCTTGCATGAGGCCGTTGATGTTGTCTCTGGCTGTTGCTGGCGGGTAAAAGGCTGCTTCGGAAAGGTGTGCAAGCTGTAGCGTCTCGCCACGGCCAACACCCTCGCCACCTGCGGTAGCCACCATGTAGGAGCTATCAAGCAGGTCAAAACTCAACTCCTTGCGGGATGAGTACTTAGTGTGGGGTTTTAGAATCTCAGGACAAGACTCATGGTATCTACGACACATCTCAAAGAGAGCCTTGGTGCTTTCTCCCTGATGGGTCATGACCAGTGATTTGACGGCCTTATGTTGGCTTGTCCACCAGTAGAGGATGCCTTCGATGATCGTTGAGAGACCTTGCTGCCGCCCCTTAAGAACCACTACACGCACTTTGCCGGTTGTCTGAAGTTGGTCGATGACCGTCTTCATGAAAATCTTTTGTGCTGCATTGAGGACGAGGGGCGCGATGGTCCCCTCTTTCGTTCGGATCTTCAGAGCGTGTCGCGCGTAGAACTCGAAATCCTCATAGAGCCTTTTGCGGACCGCTCTTTGATCACTCACTTATCACTCTCTCCAATATTAGAAGGCCCTTCTTCGTTTTGCCGCAGCGGGACCATCCTGCTTTGATGAAGCAGAATCCAGGGTTCCTTGAGGCAACGCTGTCCGGATGGACGTAGGTGTAATGCCTGCTATTAGGCCAGAGGCAGTCAGCAATTGCGTCCGCTTGGCGTATGAGTTCGCTGCTAAGGTGCGGGCTTTCGTTACGGAAGACAGCGCAGTTGATGCCTTGTTGTCCACTGTCATCTATGAATTTTCTCCAGGCGAAACATGCGTCACCCTTCTCGGTCCTGAGGACTACTTTCTCCCCAGGGCCGATGAAGAGTTTCCGCTTCTTCTTACCTTCACTGTGATAGGCCGAGTAGTGGCGCTCATACATAGCAAGGCAGGTCTTATCGCCGTCCTTGGTTAGCCACCACAACGGTTCTGTCACTTATCCAAATCTCCTGCGATTTCACTGAGGAAATCCTCAGCCTTCTTAACGGTCACGTTGGTCTCCGCTGCGGGCTTGGCCATCGACCACTCAAGGACCGTGCGTGCGAACGCAAGTTTGTCCTTGGGCAGAAGATCCTTGCGGCGCATTTCGGTGACCACGGTTTCAAATGCTTCCCGAGCCGCCGCATCCTTCGGGATCACGATTCCTTTGTCTTCCATAGCTTTCACAATTACCTTCGCCTCAGCCGCAGCCTTGGCAATCATTTTCTTTCGACGGTATGCAGAGAAGCCGTCAGTGGCTCCCTTGGGACGGCCGCCCTTACCTATGGCCAACTTGCGCCATTCGGCCATCTGAGCACGTCCCTCAGGTGTCTTAGCTAACTCCGCGAACCCCGGCGTCTTTGACTTTGGTGTTCCCTTTGGTCGGTTTGCTCGTGGCTTTTTCTGTTGCTGCTCCAAGAGTTCCCTCCAGTTGGGTTACACGTTCACCAATCGAGCGTTGAATCGCTTTCAAGGTGGCGTCAGCAGACGGGTAGAGGCCTTCATGGGGGAGCCGAAGGAGAACCTCGGTACCAATGACTGCCTTTTCCTTTTCAGTTAGAAAACTCGACGCGTAGACTTCATCAAACGCCGAGAGTAGGGACAACATTTCTGTTACTTTCATTTCTTAGGACCATATTTGGTAAGCGGGTGCACCAATTCCTTGATGAACTTGGCTTCCGTAGGGGTTGCGGACTGCAGGCGACTCTGCACGAGAGCTTCCTTAGCGGCAGTGGTCCTCAAGTTCGCCACTTGTGACGCGAATCCTGCCAGTTCATCCGTAGGGGCCTTGGATACAGCACGGTCTAACGCCGACCCTGCCTGACGTACGGCCTCTTTATATGCGATAGGATTACGGACAGCCTCAGTTGCACTGGAGAGTGCACCTTGGGGACCTTGCATCTGCTTGCCGATGTACCCTTGTTCCTTGAGGCCCCTGAGACCGTTCTGGACAGCGTAGAATGAGTTCTCGTCAGCGATCTTGCCGGTCCTACGTAGTTCCGTCGCTGCGGGACCAAGTACGGGGTGATTCGACAACGCACGGAGACCAGCGAGGGAATCCTTAGATGTCAGGTCGAGACCCGAACGGCCCCCTTGGAGTGTCTCTTGGAAACCCCCGCCCAGAGGCATACGAGTTGCCTTGGACATCGCGTTGCGGGACGCTTGGGCCTTTGCAGCGAGGTCTGCGGCAGTAGCCTGAGCATCTGCAGCGGTTTTTGCTTTCACCGCGTCTGCTGCGGCTTTTACCTGGGCATTCTCCGCATCTTTGGCGAGTACCTGCCCTGCCTCTGTACCGAATCCAGCGCGGGAAGCGTTCTGAGCCTGTGTAGCTGCGGACTTCGCTTGGAGAACCTTGAGTGCCTGGGCACCCTTGGATGGTCCGTACTGCTCGAGGACCTTGTCAGCCACCGGGCCTTGCTTGATCAACTTCTGAATGACTGCTTCACGCGTCTCCCGACCACCCGCCGCATTCACCGCGAGGTTCCGAAGCGCTTCGATGGGGATCAGGTTACGTGCAGCAACCCGGGCAGCCTTTGCGAGGATGCCGTCAGAGGCAGGCTTGGCTGCAGTCTGAGCAGCAACGGTCGTCTGCTTATTGATGATTGCAGCAATATCCGGAGGGAGTTTCGCGAGTTGCGCATCACTCAGTGCTTGGCCACGTTGGAGAGCCGTGCGGATCTCAGGGTCCGCAATGTGATCCATGGCCTGTGCTACATAACCATTACCGATCGCATTCGCCTGCTTGGCACCAATAGCCTTTCCGCCCTGAGCTTCTCGACTAGCGAGACCTGTGAGGTCCTTGGTAGCCTCAGCGACCCGACGAGCGCCCTCCTCTCCACCGTTGTTCTTGATGTAGGAAGCAACCTTCTGGGACATTGTGGCTGGCATAACGGCAGCAAGAGGACCACCAAGAGCAGCGCCTACACCCGCTCCGACCCCTGCAGACTTAGCCTTGTCGACCAGATTGTCGGAATCGTCGTGACCGAGGCCTGATGCAGCGCCTTCGATAGCCCCCGTGCCTGCCCCGTAGAGCGCACGGAGAGCACGAGAGGCCGTAGCGGGTGCCTGAGCAGCCTTAAGGACGCCCAATCCCGGTACAGCGGCGCCAAGGACCGTTCCTGCTACCTTTGCACCCGTGGAAGCGTCTTCGTCCTTCTTTCGCTCGTTGGCTAGGTTCTGGTCGTACGTGGTTCCCTTGGTGCGGCCTGTCAGTTCGTCCATCTTGGCAGCGAACTTGTCAGCGAGACCGAAGGTAGCCGTATCAGCGATATGCCGAACCGTATCATCGACCTCACGC